GATAAAATAAATAAAGTTAGGTAATGATAGAAATGCAGTTATACGTTGAAAACCAACGGCTCGATTTATTTGCAGACGAGAGCGTTACGCTCACAGATAGTATTCAAAACGTAAGAGATATCGAAAAGATATTTACTTCTTTTAGTCAATCTTTTAATCTTCCAGCGAGTAAAACGAATAACAAGATTTTTAAGCATTATTACAACTTCAACTTAGAAGCCGATTACTCGTTTGACGCAAGAATAAAAACAAAAGCGTATATCGAATTAAATTCTTTGCCGTTTCGTAATGGTTATGTAAAATTAGAAGGTGTCAATTTAAAGGATAATGTCCCTTATTCATATCGAGTAACATTTTTCGGGGAAATAGTCGTATTAAAAGATACTTTCGGGGAAAGAAAACTATCTGACTTGTCGGGGTTGCCGTCAGATATTACCTATAATAGTAATAACGTTATAAATGGTTTATACAGAAACCCTAAAACTACCCCCACCGACACCATAGTACCTTTAATTACGCACACGCAAAGACTATCTTATGACAGCAATAGTAGTCAGCATAATAGCGGAAATCTGTCGCCAAGTGGAAACAAGCACGGCGTAAGGTGGGACGAATTAAAACCAGCTATACGGGTTAATAGAATTATAGAAGCGATAGAAACAACGTTTCCGCAAATAGAATTTACAAACGACTTTTTTAAGAATACCAACAATCCGAAATTTTACGATTTATATATGTGGGTTTGCCGAAAGTCTGGTAAGGTAGAAAGTCTGTCACCTTCGGAAATAGAAACGTTAATTAACTTTGGCTATAATACATCTCCAAACGGATATATAGAAACCGACGGCGGAATTACTTCTACTACCAACTGGGAGCTCATTACTCAATGGGATTACACTTTTACTTATTCTTCGGGGGGTGCTTATAGAGTAGAGATTTATGCAGCACTTGGAGGCGGATTGGTTTATTCAAGTCCAACCGTTACGAGCAGTTTAACGATAACCAAAAGCGACTTAAATTTATCGTCAGGCTGGCAATATCTATATACGTTTGTTTACGCCGTAAACCCAATAACATTTTCAAACATAAAATTTGAAGGTGAAATCTACACCTTTAATTTATACGATAATCTAACTGTAAATACGGGAAGTGTGACTACGTCCACAGATTTTATTTTTAGTTACGCAAGACAAATGCCCGATATAACGATTGTAGATTTTTTAAGTGGGTTATTTAAAACGTTTAATCTTACGGCTTCGGTAGAAGACGACGGCAAAATAAAAGTACAACCGCTTGATGACTATTATAATGACAACCCTACATATAGAGACATAACCGAATATGTTTCAATAAAAGAAAAAAGCGTGGACGCTGCGCTACCTTACAGAGAGGTTAAATTTCAATTTAATGATACTAAAAGTTTTTTAGCGGATAAGTACGGACAGATAAATAATAAACTATGGGGACAAAGCCTTTATAACGACAACACAAATAACCTTTCGGGGTCACTATATAAAGTAGAACCACCATTCGGACATTTTCTATTCGAGCGAATAACCGACGTGCATACTCAGACTTTAACAACTATTCAATGGGGTTGGAGTGTAGATAAAAGTCAAAACGCTATACTTCCAAAACCGCTTTTATTTTACCCCGTAAAACCAGCAGAAAATTCGTCTGACATAGACCAAATAATGGTTGTAACGGAATTTGATGATGATGACGAAGCGAGTAGTACAACAACTATGATACCAAGCCACGTTCCAATGAACCATTACGCTCGAACACCAGCAGAGGGTGACAACTTCCAATTAAATTTTTTCCAAGAAATTAGCGAGTGGACGCAACAAAATAACTTTACGCAAACCTTATTTAGCGCATATCGTAAATACATAAAAAGCGTATTTAACCCGAAACAAAGATTAACCAAAGTAGAGGTAATGCTTCCATTAGCCGTGTTGTTACAAATAAAAATGAATGACCGAATTATTATTGCTGGAAACCATTACAAAATCAACACACTTACAACCAACTTAAAGACGGGAAAAAGTCAATTAGAATTGTTAAACGATTATTTTATAGAAGAATGATAAAGTATATTATAGAAAATATCGGACAAGCAAAAGGCGAAACGGAAAACATACGTATCGCGCAAGGAAAATATAAATTATCGACCACTTGGAAAGAGGGTTGGCAAGAACTTAAAAGAGAGATATTATGGCGTTCGAAATGATTGGCGAGTTCCTAATAAAAGGAACGGATAGAGCTAAAAAAGAATTTGATAACGTGACTTCGTCGGTCGGCCGACTAAATAAAGAACTGGATAAAAACCGAGAAGCGACTGAAGCGCTTGACGCAGTTACAGGTGGCGTCAGTACGCAAGTTTTGGATTTTAAAGATAAAATAGTCGGTGGGTTTACGGCCGTGAAAAACTTGACTAAAGGAATGAAGCTCCTAAAGGTTGCGATGATATCTTCCGGTATCGGCGCGCTCGTTGTGTTACTGGCGGGCATCGCTGCTAATTGGGAAACGATTACAAATTATATGTCGGGTGCTAGTATGGAAGCGCAAAAACAAGTTGCTCTTACAAACGAAATAGCCGAAGCAGAACAAGAAAAACTTAATAGTCTAACCGGCCAAGATAATATCCTACGGCTACAAGGCAAATCCGAAAAGGAAATACTGCAATTAAAGGCTGCTCAAACTCAGGAAACGATAAACGCCTTAGAGGCCTCGATTATCGCTCAGGAAGAAGTCAAAAAACAACAAACCGAAACCGCCGAACGTAACCAAAAGATACTATCAGGCATACTAAAATTCGTATCGTTACCACTTACAGCTATCTTAAAAGCCTACGATTTGATTACGGGTAAAAACTCGATGAAGATATTCGACGACGCTGCGAGCCTTTTATTTGACCCAGAAGAAACTGCCGAGAAAGCCGACGAAACGCTCGACAAAACTAAGAAAGACCTCGAAAGGCTTAAAAACAGTTACGCCGGATATCAGTTGTCTATTCAAAAAATCGACAAAGACGCTGCCGATAAGAAAAAAGCAGACGACGACAAGAAAAAAGCAGACGAAAAGGCGCAAAGAGAAAAAGACGCTGCCGAAGAACTAGCTGAATTGCAGAAAGTACTAGACGCGAAAGAGGCCTTAGAACAAGAGTACGATAATAAGAAACTTACCGCAATCCAATTAGAAAAGAACGCGGTCGCAGATAAGTATTTTAACCTAATCGAGCAAGCTAAGAAATTCGGATTAGACACATCAATACTAGAACAAGCGCAAGCAGACGAACTCGCTGCGATAGATAAATCCGCAAAAGAAAAAGACGAGGCCAGAGAGCAAGCGTTAAAAGACCAAAAGCTAAAAATGGTTGGCGATACGTTCGGCCAAGTAGCGAGTATATTAGGAAAGAACAGCAAGGCCGGTAAATCGGCTGCTATCGCTCAGGCCACTATTAACACTTACGCGGGGGTTACGGAAGTCTGGCGTTCGCCGTCCGTTATACCAGAACCATTCGGTACAATACAAAAAATTGCCTCAACGGCGATGGTGTTAGCTTCTGGACTCAAAACCGTTCAACAGATAAAATCCGTTCCAAAACCGGAAGGAGTTAAAGACGCCGGCGGTGGTTCGGGTGGCGGTGGCGGTCGTCGTGGCGCGGTTGCACAACCACCGGCTTTTAATATAGTCGGGTCGTCTGGCTCAAATCAGCTAGCAGAAACTATTGCGGAAGCGTCGAATAAGCCGTCGCGATCTTACGTAGTTTCGTCAGACGTGACTACATCGCAAGAACTAGAACGCAAAACGATTACCGACGCGAGCATTTAACAAAACAATTATAAAATACGTTAGAATAATATGAAGATAGTAGAACTGGTTATAGACGAAAACGACGATTACGCGGGAATAGACGCTATTAGTATCGTAGAACACCCCGCAATCGAAGAAGATTTCGTGGCCTTAAAAAACCAAAAAGAAATCAAGCTACAAGCGGTCGACGAAGATAAGCGTTTGCTATCCGGCGCGCTACTTGTACCGAACAAAACAATATATAGAAAGGACGGCGATGAAGAATACTACATATACTTTACACGCGAAACTGTCCGCAAGGCGTCTGAATTGTTTCTTATGTCGGGGAGTCAGAATAACTCGACGTACGAACACGCAATCCCGCTCAAAGGCCTGACGCTAGTGGAGTCGTGGATTATAGAAGATAAAAATAATGACAAGTCGAATATGTACGGAATGGATTTGCCGTTAGGTACGTGGTTCGGTACGATGAAAGTAAATAATGAAGAAGTATGGAATGAGTTTGTAAAAACCGGCGCGGTCAAAGGATTCTCAATCGAGGGTTACTTTGCCGACAAGGCCAAGCTGTCCGAACAGCGCGAACACATCGAGGCCGGATTAAAACTACTCAAGATCAAAGAAATGCTTTTACAGAACGAAATAGAATTAGAAAGCTATAACGACTATCCAGAAAGCGCAAGCAACAACGCAAAGCGGGCAATTAAGTACAAAGAGGAAAACGGGTCGTCGTGCGGAACTCAGGTGGGTTGGACACGCGCCCGTCAGCTCGCAAATAAAGAAAAACTCACGCGCGATACGATTGCCAGAATGGCCTCATTTAAAAGACACCAACAGAACAAAGACGTACCTTACGACGAAGGGTGCGGGGGTCTGATGTGGGACGCTTGGGGCGGTGCATCGGGAATAAATTGGGCAATCAATAAATTAAAAAGTATCGATAATGAAAAGAAAAAATAAAAGACGCGGTACTCAGTCCAGACAGCGCGGTTTTCAAACGCCGTCGTACTCTAGTCCATATAACGGAAAAAGGGGTTGTTTATGTTGGGACGAAAATACATATAGCAGTGAGTGTTGCGACGGGTCACTACGCGCACAAGGTATTGGCCGAATAAGAAAAGTATAAAATGCAAAATTAAATTTAACCACGTTACAATAGCAACTATGAATACATTAAAATCTGTATTAGGTCGACTCAGTCAACCGAAAAAAGAAGTAAAATTATCCGCAATAGTAGATTACGAAAACTATCGCGATGAAGCGTTAAGTCGAGCAAGGGACGTAGAATTGCTTTTGCAGAATATGAATGACTTAGGTCAAATCGCCTACGAAGCTATCGGTGATTTACAACAACAATATGAAGCGTTAGAAGAAGCAGACGCCGTATTTACTGAAGTAAGAAACAAACTTGCTGACGCAATGGGAGAAATAGAAACTAAAGCCGGCGAATTAGGATTTGCGCCTAGCGACCTAATGCCCGACTATCAGGAAAGTGTCGATTTATCATTATTGACGTTTCCTTTTGAGTTTGACGCACGAACGCAAATAGTAATGGATAATAATAACATATGAACAACTTAACTAACAGAATATTAAAACGATACGGGTTAAAATCCCAAAAGACTGAACTTAGTTTATATGATGACGTTCTGCAAGAAGCGGATAATATCGACGGATTAAGAATGAAAGTAAGCGACGCCTTAGAATCATATACTGGCCTATATCAAAAATGGCAGAAAGCAACAGACGAGGTTGCAGAGTTAAGCCTTGACTTGATTTCGGCAGCGAGAACTTTAGAAGAACTTTCTGACATAGAATATGACTTAGACAACGGCGCAGTTGCTTACGCAAACTACGTTGAGGCTGCCGGCGAATTAGGTGCTGAAATACCTGACGTTGTAGAAAACTTTGGCGAAGACTTAGATTATTTACGATATAGCGGAATAGTCGAGTTTATGGGCGGAGAAGGAGGCGACATTATTAACGCACAAGACATTGCGCAAAAATACACACCATAATAATTTAATAAATATGAACACGAAAGAGATGTTATCACAAATTAAGTCGTTGCTAAACGCGAAAATCAATCTCGCGACAATGACTTTAGAAAACGGAACCGTTCTAGAAGCCGAAAGCTTTGAGTCCGGCCAGTCCGTTTTTATCGTTACAGAAGACGAAAAGGTACCTCTGCCCGTCGGCGATTATACAATGGAAGACGGCAAAATCTTAGTCGTAGCTGAGGAAGGCATTATCGCTGAAATCAAAGACGCTATGGAAGAAGAAAAAGAGGAAGAAGAAGAAATGGAAGACGACAAAAAAGACGACGAAAAAGAAGAACTAGAAGAAGTCGTAGTCGAAGACGTACCGGAAGAAGTACAGCCGGAAGTTGAACAAATCGTAGAAGCTGTCGTTGAGGTCATCGCGCCAGTAATCGAAGAAGTCAAAGCTGAGGTTGAAAAACTTAAAGAAAAATACGGCGAAGAAAAAGAGGACAAAAAGAAAAAAGAAGAAATGTCCGCGAAACCAAGCCGTAAGCCTTTAAGACATAACCCCGAGGCTAAGAGTACAAAAAAGTTAAATAAATTCTCACAAAACAGAGCGGTAAGTACGCTCGATAGAGTATTAGAAAAATTAAGTAAATAAATAAAAAATGGCAAATAGTTTAAACACACCAATTACAACTACTTACGCGGGCGAGTTTGCGGGCGAATATATCGCTGCGGCACTCTTATCGGGCGTAACACTAGACAATGGCGGAATCACTGTAAAACCTAATGTAAAATACAAAGAGGTAATCAAAACAGTTTCGTCAACAGACATCGTGGCAGACGCTGGTTGCGACTTTACGGCTACCGCAGACGCAATTACGCTAAACGAAAGAATTATCCAACCTAAAGAGCTTCAAGTAAACTTGGAACTTTGTAAGCAAGATTTCCGTTCCGATTGGGAAGCGGTTTCTATGGGTTATTCTGCGTTTGACAATCTACCACCTAAATTCTCAGATTTCATCTTGGCACACGTCGCTGCAAAAGTGGCCGAAAGAACCGAGCAGAACATTTGGACTGGAGATGACGGGTCTGTACCAGGCGATTTTGATGGCCTATTGACTCAGGCTTTAGCAGCCGGTTCTGGCGTACCTGCCGGACAGCAACTTACAGCCGTAGCAGTAGACGCTTCTAACGTAATCGACGAATTAGGTAAGATCGTAGACGTAATTCCTTCAACGGTTTATGGAAAAGACGACTTGCACATCTACGTTTCACAAAACATCGCAAGAGCATACGTTCGTGCGTTAGGTGGATTCGGAGCGCAAGGACTTGGAGCTGCGGGTACAAACTCACAAGGTACACAATGGTATACTGGTGGGTCTAGCTTATCTTTCGACGGCGTTAAATTGTTCGTAGCGAACGGACTTGGCGACAACGAAGCTATGGCTGCTCAAAAAGGCAACCTATATTTCGGAACTGGCCTAATGGCTGACAGCAACGAAGTAAAGCTTATCGATATGGCCGACATCGACGGCTCGCAAAATGTACGTGTAGTAATGCGTTACACAGCGGGAACACAATTCGGAATCGCTTCTGAACTCGTAACATACTCATAAGCAGTAATATAATTCTAATCAAAGGGGTGGGTAAGCCGACGTAGTGCCTACCTACCCTTTTTTTAATTCATAAAAATATGCCTTGTACTATAACTAAAAATCGTGCTTTACCCTGCCGTGACTCAGTCGGTGGCGTAAAGAATGTATATTTCGCTGATTACGGCGATTTATCGAGTGATGTTTCGGTTGACTCAGACGGCACAATAACTGCTTGGGCAACCGGCGATACTCCAGAATTTTTCAAATACGAAGTAAAGAATTCATCGTCCCTAGAACAAGCTGTAACGGCCTCGACTGAAAACGGAACATTATTTTACGAACAAACTATTACAGTGGTTTTACCAAAACTTAGTCCGCAATCACATCAACAAGTAAATGATATTGCGAAAGGTAGACCTCACGTTGTAATAGAAGATAATAACGGAAATTTCTTGCTAGCTGGATTAAAATTCGGTGCTAATGTAACCGGCGGGACGATTTCGACTGGAACAGCAATGGGCGATATGTCTGGATATAATCTTACGATTACCGGACAAGAGCCATTACCCGCGTTTTTTGTGACTCCTACTTTGGTAACGAGTAACTTAGGAAGCGGAGATATTACCGACATATAGTTTTTTTTTCATTATTGTTTGTTTGATAAGGGGGTGGCTCAGGCCACTCCTTTTTTTTAACACAAAAATCTTTTTTATTACGTTATAAAGCAAAAGGCAAAAGTGTATATACTCAAACCGATATCGACCGAGCAGAGAATTTCGTTCCTAAGCAGAAACGACGTAGTTTTAACGGCCGAAATATGTTTTCGTGACGACAGCACGAACGAAGTAGAATGTGTACGCTTGCCGGGTTTAGTTTGGAACACAAACGACGACAACTGGGAAGAAGCAGATTATTATTGGAATTCAAACATCGGAATAGAAACGCCGACCGAACAAAACGATTATAATGTGGCTATTTTAGAATTTACAGACAATACCGATTTTTTAGTCGAAGGGCATTTTTACGATATCGAAATAAAAAATATAGATAGTAAAGAAGTGTATTTTAAAGACCGCGTTTTTGTAACGGCTCAGGTAGTCAACCAGACCGAAAATAAGTATTACAAGATCGCGAAAGGGGACTATAAAACCCCGCCAGAAACAGACAGTGACTTTGAGAAACGAAATGATTACATAATACTATGAGCAAATATAGATTTGTACAACTATCGACGTATACGACGCCAGAAATAAAGGAAGTCAAGAATCAGGACTTCGTGCAATACGGCGAAGACAATAACTATTTCCAGTACCTAATCGACCGGTATAATGGTAGTGCAACTAACAACGCCATTATAAACGGGATTTCTGCAATGATATACGGCAAGGGACTAGACGCGACCGACAGCAATAAACAGCCGGAAGAATACGCAAAGATGAAATCGTTATTTACAGACGATTGTACTAAAAAACTAGCTGCCGATTTAAAGCTAATGGGTCAATGCGCCTATCAAGTCATATATAACGACTCACGTACTGAAATCGCACAAGTAGAACACTTTCCCGTAGAAACACTCCGAGCAGAAAAATGTAATGAGGACGGCGAAATCGAAGCGTATTACTACTTTCACGATTGGAGCGAATATCAAAAAAACGACGTGTTGACTAGAATACCCGCTTTTGGATTCAGCAACGAAGATATCGAAATCGTATATGTAAAACCTTACCGAGCCGGATTCCAGTATTATAGTCCAGTCGACTATCAAGGTGGATTGCAATACGCCGAACTAGAAGAAGAAATCGCTAACTATCATTTAAACAACATTATGAACGGACTTGCGCCGTCAATGATGATTAACTTTAATAACGGGATTCCGGAAGAAGAAACGCAAGCACTTATCGAGCAGAAGATCCGCGACAAGTTTTCTGGAAGTAGCAACGCCGGTCGGTTTATCCTAGCGTTTAACGACGGCACCGAACAGCAAGGCAGTATCGAGCCAGTACAATTATCTGACGCACACCAACAATACGAATTTCTTTCGAGCGAAAGTATGCAAAAGCTAATGGTTGCACACCGAGTCATCAGTCCAATGCTTTTAGGAATTAAAGACAATTCGGGTCTTGGAAACAACGCCGAAGAACTAGAAACCGCGAGTACTCTTATGGACAATACGGTTATACGTCCGTTTCAAAAACTACTTATTGATAGTTTCGATGAAGTACTAGCGTTTAATAATATCGCATTAAAACTCTATTTTAAAACACTACAACCGCTCGAATTTGTTGACCTCGAAAACGCTATGACAAAAGAAGTCGTAGAAGAAGAAACCGGTCAAAAGTTATCTATGTCGGCTGTGGAAATAGACGGCCGGATAGCATACGAAACAAAACAAGAAGCTATCGACAAGGCAAAGGAAATGGGTTGCGAGGGTTATCACGAACACGTTGCGTGGTCTGTTGAAGAAGGCGATAAAACGTATTATATGCCTTGCGAAACTCACGATTTAAAAGCGCCTTGTTGGGACGGCTACGAACAAATAGGTACGAAAATCAAAGACGGCAAAGAAGTGCCGAATTGCGTTCCGATGTCTGAGGCCGATAAATTAAGAAACGAATTACTGGACTCGCTTACAAATTACGAAGAAGAAGACCTATCTAAGTATTCTATTGTAGACGAACGTCCGGCTAATGAGTTTGACGACCTACTGGCTAAGTCTTTAAATCTAGCAAGCGTCGTGTCTTCATCACCTAATCGAAAAAGCGAACAAGATACCGCGCTGTTTAAAGTTCGCTACGTATACACTGCGGGACGAAGCACGGCCGGTAAGAGCCGTGATTTTTGCTCGAAAATGATGTCGGCAGGTAAAGTATACCGGAAAGAAGATTTAGACAAGCAGAGTAGCGCAAATTCAGAATTAGCACCTAAAGGAGCGTCAACGTATAACATCTTTTTGTACAAAGGCGGGGTCAACTGCTCGCATTACTGGATGCGAAGGGTTTACATACGTAAAAACAACCGCAAGATCACAGTGAACGAGGCCAGAAGAATGATTAACGAACTTGACCCGTCCTTACGTCCAGAAGCAAAATTTGAAACAAATCCGAAAGAAGTCGCTCAAATCGCTTCGGCCGGAAATAACTATTGGCGAAAATCATAACGTATGGCTACCGGACTATTTATAACACGAACTGACCTTGCAAAGAACACGATTCTAAACGGAAACGTAGATACCGACAAGTTTATTCAGTTTATTAAGATTGCACAGCAAATGCATATCCAGAATTACTTGGGTACGCAATTATATAATAAAATCGAGCAAGATATTATCGACGGGACTCTGGCCGGCGATTATTTAACGCTTGTACAAGATTACGTACAACCTATGCTTATACACTTTGCTATGGTTGATTATTTACCATTCGCGTCTTACGAAGTCAAGAACGGCGGGTTGTTTAAACACCGAGCCGAAACATCAGACAGCGTAACAAAAGACGAAGTGGATTTCCTCACGCAAAAACATAGGAATTTCGCGGACTTTTATACTAGACGTTTTATTGACTATATGGCGTTTAATTCGCAACAGAAATTTCCTGAGTACTGGAACAACGTAAACAGCGATATGTATCCAGACCGAGAAGCTAACTTTGTAGGGTGGGTGTTATGAAGCAGTACGTAATAAAAAAAGAAAACGTAAAAAAATTGATTGCGTACCTAAAAAAAACGCAAGTAAAACCAAAGACGAATGAACACAAGTAATTGGGCGGAAATATATTGTCCTATGCTAGACAACAAAGCGTGGGGGAACGAGTCGAATATCATTACTATAAAAACTGAGGTGGCACCCGGTTGTCTAGTCCCAGATTTTGAATGCGGACAGCAATCTAGTTTTACCGGTGGCGAAAGCTTTCCTACGATATACAATATCAATTTAGGTAGCGGAACGGGTGTTGTAACTCTCACGTTTGACGCGATAGGCATACCGGATAAATTTATCGTGAAGTTTGGCGGGGTCGAAGTAATCAATACCGGTTATCGAGGCCAGACAGCATACCAGTCACAATTAGACGCCGAATTGACTAGCAGAGGTTTACCGACCGAAATAATTACAGCACCACCAAGCGGGACTGCTACATTTAATAAAACAACAAGCTCAACAACGGCTCAACTTATCGTGTACGCTCCATTGACCGGAACCGGTTGGAATGCGACGCTATCGTGTCCCGTTTAAATAATAAAATATGGCAAGTTTAGAAAACACTAAAATAAAAGATACTTACAAAGGGTTATTAAAGACAAACGATAACTCTGAAATTACCGGCGAAGTAGAAGTCACAGACGGCGCGGGAAATTTGACTGGAGTCAAGATATCTAATGACGGCAGTTTAAAATCCACCACGCTAGAATCTAGCGGTTTAACGACTGCCGACTCACTGGCCGTAACTACAACTAGCACTCTTTCGGGCGAAGTGACTATTGAAAGCGAAATGAGTATGTCTAGCAATAAAATCGTAGACGTAACCGACCCTACGGAAGACCAAGACGCTGCGACAAAGAAATACGTTGATGATAAGATCACGGCCGAAGATTTAGATTTCTCAGGAAATAATGGAACTGGCGATGTTGACCTAGATAGTGAAGTATTTGAAATAACGGGGTCTAACGGGATTACTACAACCGCGCTAGACAACACGCTAGATATTGACGGAAGTACGCTACAAACGGCTATTAACACGAATGCAAGCGATATTTCGACTAATGCGGGTAATATCAGTACAAACACGGCCAACATTTCCACAAACGCGTCAGATATCGCCACGAATGAAGCGGATATTATTTTAAATCAAACTGCGATTGCCGGCAATACGTCAAACATCACGACGAACACAAATAACATCGCAACTAACACAAGTAACATATCAACTAACGCCGGTAACATACAAACTAACACCACAGACATTGCCACCAATACGTCGGATATTCTGGATAATGCAACCGACATCGGTACGAATGCAACAAATATCGCAAACAACACAACGGCAATAACTACAAATACCGGTAATATCTCGACTAACACGTCGAACATCACTACGAACACCTCGAATATTTCAACAAACACGGGGAATATATCCACGAATGCATCTGACATAAGCACAAACGCTGGCAATATAACAACAAACGCAAATAACATAGCGACTAACACAACCGACATCGCTACAAATGCTTCGGGAATATCGACCAATGCGACTGCAATTAGCACGAACGCTACAAACATTGCTTCCAATACTACAAACATATCGACCAACGCAAGCGATATTTCAACCAATGCAACGGCAATATCAACGAACGCAACCGATATTAGTACAAATGCTTCCGATATATCGACTAATGCTGGAAATATAGCTACTAACACCCAAGACATTACAGACCTACAAAACGACAAAGTAGCTAAAGCTGGCGACACAATGACTGGTAGTTTAGGTATCGGACACGCACCCAGCGTAGAATTAGACGTAAACGGCGACGCAAGGGTGCATAATACTTTAGCTGTTAATTATGACGGCGCTAGTTTTCCGAGAGTTTTTCCGCCTTACAACCCAACTGGCGAATTTAACACAGAGCCGACTGGACGAGTTGGTGTAGTAAACAACCAAGACAGTTTGGAGTGGGCGTTTAGCGCAGTATCAATAGGTGGGTTAGGACCAGACGAGTATTCAAACAGAAGTGGTTTGTTACACGGCTCTGGAAATGGGTACAGACTTTTACTTTCTAATGGGACAAAGCAAACAATACTCCTTAATTCAAATGGAGATAGTTTTATTAACAGTGGTAAGTTAGCTATAGGGCACGATACACCCACTGCAAAATTAGATGTTCAAG